GTATGATGACAGTGCAATGGAAATGATCGCACGTAAGTATGCCGAAGCAGGTTACGATTTGCCTAAGGTAGTTTTCTGGAACTTGAATAGTAGCGGAAACGCTCCAGTTGAGTTTGACAAGGGTGGTACCGCTCTTGTGTCAGGATTCAGCCCAGCAATCGCTGCTAGTATATTGGGTGCAGACCCAGATGCATTCTCTCCGGAAGCAATTATGCTTAAGGCCGTGATGAACAGTCGCTACGATTTGGCGTAACAGTCAATGATTCAAACAATGCCCGGTTCGCCGGGCATTGCCATAACTTGACAATAAATAGTGAAGGTGATATACTATGACTATGCGTAAATTAAGTGAAAACGGAAAAGTAGCTGTATTGTACAGCCCTGACTTTGGTGCTGGATGGTACTCATGGAACCTAGACTATCCAGAGATATTGTTTGACCCTGCAATGGTAAAACTTGTAGAGAAGGGACAGTATGATGAATTGGCTACTTATGTAGAATTGAAGTATCCTGGCATATTTACAGGTGGACTTAGACAGTTGCAAGTAGAATGGATAGAAGAAGGCAAAAAGTTCCGTGTAGTAGAATATGATGGATCTGAAAGCATAGAAGTACAAGACGATATGGAATGGATGATAGCATAGTGTATAAAGTAATAACAAAAGAACAAGAACAAGAGTTTACCTCATTAGATTTAGCGATGGAACATGCTAAACTAATGAATGAGTTTGTCACCATCAAGGGTGGCGAGTTTGAAATTGTAGGACGATTTGGTGTTGATAGTGTAGTAGATGGTAAGACTCCTGACGGAGTAGCATACACTTGGAACAAGGCAAGCAGAATCGGCCGAGTAAAGAAGGAGAAATAATATGCCAGCAATATTTTTAGTTAGTGACACCCACTTTGGTCATGCCGGAGTGTGTAGGTTTACAGAGAAAGACGGAGTAACAAAGATTCGGCCGTGGACTGATCCATCGGAGATGGATGAGGAAATGATTAAACGTTGGAACGATACTGTACGCCCAAACGATAAAGTATATCATTTAGGTGATGTGGTTATCAATCGTAAAGCATTAAGTACAATGTCTCGTTTAAACGGTGATAAGGTATTAATTCGTGGCAATCACGATATCTTACGTGATGATGAGTATAGATTATACTTCCGTGAATTAAGAGCATATCATGTTATGAACGGAATGATTTTAAGTCATATCCCAATTCATTCCGAATCATTAGGTCGTTTTGGAGTTAACATTCACGGACACTTACATTCAGGTAGAGTAATGAAACCGGGAAATGCTGCCGGAGAGTTTGCTACACAAGTGGTTGATACTAGATACCATTGTGTGTGTGTTGAACAAACCGACTTTAGGCCTATCTTATTTGAAGATGTTATTAAACGTATTGAAGCAGAAGGCGGGTCAGTTGGCTTCAGAAACGGCAATGGCCCAACTATGTGATAAATAAAAGAAAAGGGCACAATATGACAGTCAGTAAAGCGTCTATGGAAGCAGCAGCAATTCAGCAACATACTGCATTGGTTCGTGAAGAAGACCGACATAGGGAAAAGATAGCTAATGACCGTCATATTAAAGAGCGCCTCATGGACAATGAACTTCACAGAATAGAAGCCAATCGTCGGATGATGCGGTCGGGACAAAATGTAGATAAGCTAGCGTAGGATCTTCGGATCCTATTTTTACCTCTGCATTTTTATACTATAAATAAGTTTATGACAAACATGACCAAATACACTAATTTTACCTGTAAGTATATTGATCTTGATCCTAGGTTAGTTTCTTATATACAAGAAATTGTATTAGACAATATACCAAACAAAGTAGCTTTCTATCAAGCATTACGTAATGTTGAAATTCCTGATATCTTGGGTCAACAAGTTGAAGAAGTTGCATTAGTAAAAATCCCACCTAGTATCAGTCCCGATTTAGCACATACTGATATACTTTGCCCTTATGGTGAATTCTTAGCACTAAACATTCCATTAGAGAATTGTGAACATAGTCAAACTGTATTTTGGGTTAGTGATGAATCTCGTACAAGAGACATATTGAAAAGTAAACATGGTTATGGCTATATTCAGACAAAGGATTGTACCGCAATAGACGAATTTTATCTTACCAAACCAGTATTATTTAATCATCAAGTATTGCATAATGTGTTTAACTGGAGTGACAAACCTCGGTATGCCATCAGTATAAGGTTCTTTAAAGATCCTTGGCATTGGATTTAATTTAATTTTATAATATACGCATAAATAACAATATCATGTTTCAATTTATCACAGACCTTTCACACACACTATTAAGTTTTATAAAAGATGATCCTGTTCGCCCTGAAATTCCTAAAGATTTTAGAGTTAGCGACGGTAGAGTTGTAGCAGCATTAACTGATGAAGAACATAATCCAGAAGCAATGGTTTGTGTTAGCTTCCATGACTTTGTTCCCGAAAATGTTGAAGGGTTGAGCAAAACCTCAACAGTACCTACTACTGCAATATTCTATACTATCTGGAGTTACAAGAGTGGTAAAGGAAAAGAATTATTGTATCAAGCAGTAAAGGGAATCCAAGCACAATATCCTAGCGTTACAAGATTTGTGACACTAAGCCCTAAAACCAACATAGCCCGTAGATTCCATCTAAAGAACGGGGCTATCGTTTTGCGTGAGAACGTAGACACTACAAACTATGAATACCTGACAGAATCCCACAAAGAAACTTTGGAAAATCCGTTGTAAAAATACAACAATACAAAACTGCTTAAAAATTAAGCATTTCACATAGTAAAATTGAATTTCACCCCGTAAAATTGCTCATTTTTTGAGCAATTCCTACTTGACATTAAATGGTTTTGGGTATATAATACACATATGAACTCGAAAATCGCCCGTAAGCGTAGAACAGACCGTAATCAAGTGATATACTACATACAAGATGTAGTTACACAAGAATACTATATTGGTCTTACTGCTCTGTCATACAAAGGTAATGTGTTTCTGACATTACGCCGTCGTATGCAAAAGCATATGCAACGGGCCATGACTGAGCGTAAGAATTGGGGTCTGTCTTGTGCATTGCGTGAACGCGGTGCCGAGCGTTTTATATTCGGTGTTATTGAAGTTGTTCGTGGCAAGCGTCCCGCTCATGCCCGTGAAACAGAATTGATTAACACATTGCGTCCCGCATTGAACACATTCGGGATTAAGTAAGGAGAACATTATGAAATACTTTTGGGATAAAGCAAAAGGTCTCAATGCTGACATTGAGCGTCACCGCGCCAAGGAAAAGGAATTAGAATCTAAGATTGCTGAACTTGAAGGTAAAGAAGATCCAATGAGTATTGCCGCATTGCGAGTGTATCGTAGGTTTCTTTATCAATTACAAGTAAGCAAGGTAGAAGTTGTTTCTAAGATTGGAAAGAAGTAATGACTAAAGCATGGAAACCATTATCAGAAAAGCGCGGCTTTAATAGGCTAGCAAAGGAATTGAAGCGTGAGCGTAAGAACGCACCGCCTGCAAAGCCTGCGCCCTTCAAGGAAGAAAAAAATGAACGAACGAATTAAAGCACTTGTTGAACAGGCACGAAAATACGCAGACGAAAATCGTCCAGGATCCTTTGTAAAATATGATCCTGAATGGTTTGTTTTGTATAACGAAAAGTTCGCCGAGTTGATTGTTCGGGAATGTGCTGACATTGCTGACAAAGCAGAACCGTATAAGGCTAATGATTTGATTAGAAAACATTTCGGAGTTGAAGAATGAAGCGAGCACAACAAATACGGAAATCAAATGGTAGTAATCGACAATGAATATGTTACCATGTATCTACTAAAGGCCGCATAATGCCACAAGCAACTAACCCTATTGAAACACTGGCCACTGCCATGGCTCATGCTGCCTACGAGGCCTTTCCCGAGTATGTGTACAAAGATCGAGATTGGGTCAAGTATGATGCATGGCGTAGCACTCTTACTCGAGAGGAAATGAAAACTGCTGTAGCACCCGATGATTGCTGGGTTGAAAAGACTCGCCAGCACAGCTTATATGACCTAACAGTATATTCCATGTTCGTACAAACTTGGGGTAGTACTGCACTAGGGTTTGGTGGCATTGGTGGACAGGCCTTTACCAGTGCCTATGTCTGTGTTATTGAGACAGACCTACTAGGACAGTTTGCAGTCTATTTTGGTGGCAGACTGGCCTATGTCATTGAACGTCCCAATGCAAAGTTTTGGGAAGACGTTGCCAGCCAACGCATGGTTGATGCCCGACTTGGAAAGACTACAT